ACCCATTCCCAACTCTTGTATAGTCGGTTTTACCCCCTACGATACCGCCCACAGCGAGGTACCCGTTTGAGTCGTCGTCTATCAGCACAACACGGTTTCCGGCGGCATCAAAAAATTCCATTTTACCGGAGGCGCCGCCTGTAATGACGACACGCTGATCCGCCGCCGCCGTCTGCACTGTGCGCCCTGTCAGCGTGCCCGCCTGGATATTCGTCGCCGAGAGGAGACTTGTGATGATGAGGCCGCCATCTATCACCGTAGTATCGAGTTTGGCGGCTGCAACTAAATCCTCGAATGCCAAGTCCCCAACGTCGCCAGCTTCAAGTTTATCAGTTGGGTCGTATCCTGCCGAGAATGTCGTGCTTCCGCTTATGGCAATCTTTGCCGCGTCAACTGTAATACCCTCGGCACTTGCGTTGATGGTGGCAACGATCACATCCTCGGCAGCGGCAAAGGAGAAATTCAGCGCCGATGTAGAGACGCTGCTAGCAGCGAGAGTTCCGTCGATATGCATTGTAGATGTCGATTCGTCCCATTTAATTCCTTTTCCGCCCCTACCGTAATCTCCTATTACTACATCGCCAACACTGGCCCCAGATACGCTTACCTTGAACACATCAGCGCCATCTTCATTGATGATCTGTATCCCGGTATTCTCGTCGGGGAATATTTCAAGCCGCGCACCTGACAATGCACTCAGATACCTGCCTGATACCTTGTCAAGTTTAATCACATCAAGCGAATCAATGAATGCCGACCACGCATCGTTATTGGGATCATTCCCGGATACGCGGATCATCACACCATCGCGGTTAGTGCGGAACCCTTTGGTCGTGAGCCAGCGGTTTTCAGAGATGAATTTCTTTATCTCCGCCATGTTGCTTGAATGTGTGATTCGTGTTCCCATTACAGCCCCACAATAATCAGTTCATTCTTGTACTGATCGATGGCGAGTTTGATCCGCTTCTTATTCGCAAGCGACAGTGCCATGTACTTATCGTTTATCGGCTCGCTCATCCTGAGCATTTCCGTTGGCGTCTGATCGGATGGTGACATGTTGTTCAAAGACAACTTATAAATACCGTCATACCAGCAGGTATACAGCGTGTCATTCCACACGATACTACCTTGCTTGGCGATACACCCGATGTTGTGCTTGGACTCCTGCACGAACCATGCTGACGGCGTGTCAGGGTTGTTCTTGAAGTTGATCGTCTTGATGCTCTGGTTCTTCAGCACAACCACATTCCCGTACATTCCGTGCAGCCCTGTGATCGGGCCACCTTCGCGATCCTGTATCTTGATGACGTTGCTGACAGGTGTTACATCGTACTGCCCTGTCATTGAGTATGAAACCCAGTCTATATGCGCTTCGTTCGTGGTGCCGGGGTCGAGCACGATGTTACCCTGCCAGAGACGTGCGCCGACAATTGCCGCGAACTCACCGTTGACTTTGACAGACGTTATGCTTTCGAGGGGGTTAGCGTTTCCACCCGTGAATCCCATGTCGAAAAAACTTATATGTGTGATCGGTTCCGCCGTCAATTTGGAAATATGCACTGTCTGCTGGCATAACTTTCCACTTCTGATTTGACAGGTCAATCATGCTTCCGGTGACACCGTTATCCGAATAATACACGGCGCGTGTCACATTTTTTTCTATCACACGAGAGTATGCTACTGTGTCGGCAAGGGTCACAACACCACCGACGTACTTGTTTGCTGTTAGGTCGGAGCTGACAACCGTGCAGTTGTACCCACCATAAAATCCAGATGCGGCGGAATCAACTTCAGCATAAGTGGGGGATTCTTCAAGCGACCACGACGCATCCCAGTTGTCCGCATTCATATCCGTGCCGGTGTTATCGAAATTTGTATGTCCCGTTCCGCCACCAGCGGGAGTTGCTATCGTATATGTAACGCTATCGACTACAATCCTATATGACTTTAATGCATCGAAATTATAGTCAGTCGCACCCGGAACATAAAACCCCTCATCACCACTATATCCACCACTTGCTGCTGACGCGATTTTTGTAGAGGGTCTAATCATATTTATAGTATGTATATGCCGATAATCGGTAATGACATCAACTGTGTCTACCTTCTGTGATCTGTATACATTGATGGCGGTGATGCGCTTATTGTGTGTGGCTTCGTCTGCTATTGCGAAGGATAGTGAAACCCATTTACCGCCATCGCTTACAGCCCACCTTGTAGTGACTTCAGATAGCTGGCTTTCTTGCACTCCGTCGTATACATACGCCAATTTATAATAAAACACATCGCCCGCGTAGGAGTCACCCGAGTCATCTGATGGCCCGTTGAATAACGAGTTTGTGTATTCTGACAACTCGGTATTTGTTAGCGTAAGCGTGGGCCTTGCTACCGTTGTCGGGTATGTGAAAAACGCCCCTGTTGGTGTATACGTGGCATCAAAGAAGTCGCGGTCGATATAACCGAGCCAGATACCGACTGCCTCGTTAGAACCATCAGGCTCTCCCACATTGCCCGGAAAAATCCGCACTTCCTCTCCATCCTGAATGATCGGATTCAGATAAAAATCCGAAAGACTCTTGTGGTAATATGTTCCGAATGTTCCGTTTGCTATTATTCCGTCTGAACCGGAGTCAATTTCATACCACGCTGTGTTTGCCGCTGTTCCGTAATTTGTATATACCGTTATGGTGTTGTCCTCAGTGCTAACATACACAAGAATATATACCTTATCACCAGTAAGGTTGTCGTGAACATACGTTTCAAATGCCCTTACAACACCATCTGTTACTGCCGATACTGCCTCAGTCAGTTTCGCCCCGATGCCGAATGTCTTGACCAGTTTCGTGAAATTCGTCAGCGGCCTGAGATTCGTCAGGGTAGTTAATGACTCGATCGGCAAGTCCTCTTCATCGACATTGGTATACAATCCCTTGAATGTCAGTATATCAACAGACCGCATCTCTTTTGCCGCCTGTACCGGAGTCACCTGTAATGCGCGGGTGCTCCTGTCTCCTCTACCACCGAGGAATGTATCAGCGTCGGTCTTCCGTGGTGGCTGTTTCGCTGGTGCGCCGGGATGCAGTAGTGCAAAGCCTTCTTGGGGCGTGAACATCTCGTCGATAGGTTCGGCGTTAATGACTGGTTCTACAAACGGTTTTGATTCATCAATGTCAATGGGCGGGTTGTCGGAAAACACTTCTTCGATACTTGCACCTTCTCTAACCTTAAACGGCATCGGCTTGTCTTTGTATTTGGTTAGTACTATGTCAATCGGCGCTGGTGTATCCCCCCATGTTGCGCTCCATTTTGACCCATCCCACCAAATCGCACCACGCTCCTCAAGCGACTTTACCTGATCCGCATCAAGCCCTTGATACGATGCGTTATATTTTTCTTCAACCGGTACTCTTGTCGCATATTGTGAGCGTATCCCTTGCGACTGGCGTTTCATGCGTTCCTGTAGCTTCTTTGCTTGCCCTGTCAACCCTCCGCCAGCTTGCATCTCGGCACTCGTTCCGTCAAGATTAATCTGGCCTATAGGCGGCAACCCCGTCAAGGGGTCTACGTTTTGTACACGAGTACCCGATGCCGCCTGCTCCTGCGCCTTTTGTATTCGGTTTCTTTTCCCGAATGCCATTATCGATCACCCCTGCCGGTTACGGGGTTATCCCGGTACTGTACAGCCGCCGTGCGCGAAATAGCCGTGTCGGAAGAATGTTCGGGGTCGGACTTTTTATTCACGATTTCCGCCCGCGTATACGCACTTGCCTGATTGCGCACAGCGCCTTTAGTATCGGTAGCCGCGAGACAGGCAAGATATTTCGCGTAGTCCAGTATCATCTCCTGCAACTCAGCTTCAAGTTCGCAGTTGACTGTGACGGTGCCCGTGCCCGTTACATCGTATGCAGTTCCGCTTGCCGTGGTGCCGGTGAAACTCTGCCCATGAGTATATTCAGTGCCAGTAGTTGCCGGATATTTCACCGTTGTATACTCGTTCACAGTGTACGTGATACCGTCGGCGATACTGCCTGTTGGTACATTGTCGTCCATATTCACGGGTTCGCGCATGTAGTACACGTCGATAGAACTTATCGAGGTTGGGTACACATAGATACTTGATCCGCGCACCCTGTACAGCGGTAAGGTTGTAACGAATGTGTAAGTGTCACTTACAAGTTGCTTGTATTCCTCAAAAGTGATGTAGTCACAGAATATTCCACCTGTTCCTGCGTTTCTTACGCCCATGATGCCGAGGTGTTTGCGGTATATGTTATATGTCAGACCTGACATTGCATAAACGCCAGTCGTCGGTGATTTCGCCAGATCAGCTGTATGCAGTTCAACAACGTACTGACTGTCAACCAGCGACAGCATGTGATCCTGTGCGGAGTTCAGCCATGATGTTTTCAGTACGTCGGAAAACTCGTTCCCGTCAGCGTCACGCACGGCGATGTCGATAAGATCGTACATCTCATTCAGTGTGTATGACATCTTCAATCTCCATCGTAGTATCCGGTCATGTCAGGTTGCATAAAGTACGAGGTGTCTTCGTTGTCGAACATCTCAGCGTCACGCAGAGACAGCGCAGCCATTTCGGTGATAAGGACAGCTTGCTCCCTCGATATAGGGGTATATACCCTAGAATTAACCAGGTATTTTGTTGAATATTCCGGGAGCAGGCGCAAGGCGAGATTATATTTCAGTGCTTCAAGCCATTCAACCGGGAATTGTGCGTTGTCATCCCCAGCATCGAAATCATCGATCGGGATCTTCACGGTCATGAGTATTCGAGTCGTCACGACGTTGGTGACCGGCCACAGGTAAAAAACTCCGGCGCTGAGTTGCGGGTCATAATAATATCCGTTCGGAGGTCCGGACGAGCTCTTATCGCTGAATCGCATGTACTCCTCGCGCCCGTACGCCCTGATAGGCACGTCTATGTCATTTGAGTCGCGTCTGCGGGCCTCGATGATCTCGAGTGGTCGATCGATCTTCGTGGTGTATCCGTAAACCTTCGCGTCTTCGCTCACGTCGTCAGTGAGTGCCGCTGTAAGTGTCACGACATCAGCCGCAGGTGTTCCATTCACGGTTGTCCATTGGAGCGTCCCATCATCCAGTTCAATACCGATATAGTCCCCGTCCGTTATGTCATCGTCAGAATCAACAGTGATAGTGCTGTCGCCACTGTCTGCGTCGGCCGCCATTTCAGTTTCCCAAGAAGAATGTGATGCATTTGCGCCGCTTGAACTCAGGCTGTATGATTCGGATGTGGTATCCAGATACAGTGTCACAAGCTGGTTGAGCCATATGCCAAGACCGCGGTTCTGCCACGCCTTGACCATCATATTCAGCGCCTGAGATGCCTTTGCGTATTCTGGCACAGAGGCTGTTTCGCGAAAATCAAGTACCCCAAACTGCCGGAGCGCCGAATCTATAAGCTCATTCCTGGTGACATTGAAATCTGTCGAACCGCTTACTGCCATATTTGGCCTCCCTTACAAATCATCAGCCGTAACGTCTCCCGGTTCGAGATAAACGGTCTCTTGTTTTGGCCGCGGGTTCTTGACATTTATACGCTCGATTATCGGCCTGATAAGCTCCTGCTGGTTGCGCTCTTCGTAGTCAGAATCACAAACCATCTGGCCCTTCCAATTCATCCTGATCTCGCTCTTGCGGTACTTCAACCCGCAAATATCACATACTACCCAGTGATCACCGGATTTGTATTTCTCGCGCTCTCTCATTACACATCCGACGTAAGAATATCGATTTCCACTTCGTCCGATGCAGAGGTCCAGTCCGTGAATGCGAATTTCAACGCAGAGATCGGGCCTATAGAACTGTTTCCACCAGATGCTGTCTGCCCAGTGAGATCGTCCAAGAATGTGATCGTCGACTCAAGGAGCACTCCACCTGGGTTGACATCCTGTGCGGTGTATTTCGCTCCCCATGTGAGGCTCGCGCTGGAGCTGAGTGACACCTGGTATGTGTAACTGGCCTTGCGATGGTCCATGGGAATGAACTGCGTGTCAGCTTGATTGGTAGTGCCGACCTCTACGTTAGTACCGACAGCGGCACTCGCAGCCACCTGAGTAACAGTACTGAAATTCGTGCTCCCATTAACCGTGGTGGCGTTGACCCCTGTGATCGCCTCCGTGATAGCGTTCCCATTGCGGTCCGTACCAGTAACGGTAAAGATCACGGTAGAAATGTCACCCGCGCAGTAGATACCAAGATGCCGTGGGACATCCATCGTAGCCACACCACCTGTTGCGAGAACACCTGTAATCGTCAGGTTGGCAGCACCAGATGTCTGCTGCGCTACGCTGACCCCGTTTCGATCAAGACCGGCCATTGTAAATGTTATTTTTTCTTTACGCATGAATATGGCTCCTGTGTATGCGTGGCTTTACTCAGTTACCTTCTTGATCTTGCCCCACAGAACTTCTTTTGCGCCATTGCAGTTCGGACAGTTTTCCTTAGTCTCTACAGTTTTTCCATTGGCGTCAGGAAGATTACGGACAAGCAGACCAGTCCCTTGACACTGCGGACATATTTGGTAAATATATTCACTTACAGCCATAATAAACTCCTTTTTGAATATAGGGGGGAGTTATCCCCCCCCTACACCATGGTTAAGCTCCACCAATTGTTATATTAGACAGGAAGTTGTGGAAGTTATTCTGCCACGAATCGTTTGTCTGGGCGTTTGTAACGCTTGCCCATGTAGCGGTTTCAAAGATGTAATTGCCATTAACATCATTGTAATCGCCATTTGTGGCAGCATATCCGACCGTGTCGATACAGGTAGTCATTGCACTGAAATGATTACCCTTGATGAGACAGCGGCGGCACGGCAAGTAAATGCCCTTGGTCACCTTGTCGCTGAAGTAGTTATCGACAATCTCCCAGCCAGTAGCGGATGTAAACCCTGCGTGCGTAGCGGAAATGCACTCGTCCATCCATGTGAAGTGGTTGTTGTAGATTTTCACGTACCCAGGACAACCGTTGGCCTTGATAGCATATTTTGCTGTCGTGCCGGTTGACTTGAATACGTTGTTGTAGATTTTGATGCTGTCGGAATCGTTCGCCACCGTCTCGGAAATATCAATAGCACATCCGGACGTTGCTCCATCGGGCCTGAATAAGAAGCCAGTAACCAAGGCTCCCTTCGCTCCAGACAGGGTCAGGATGGTAGAGTCCGCATCCGCATTCCACCCGCCGGATTCGACCCCGAAACCGTAGCCAATAAAGGCGACGTTGTCGACAGTGCATACGACAGACTCGTCGTAATCGGTTGCCGTTCCGCGGACATGGATGGTATCGCCATTGGCGACCTTTGCGACTGCCTTCGCGATGGTGTCTACAGGGCGACCCGCAGATTTACCATTACCCAGCACGGAAGCACTGTTGTCAACGAAGTAGTGCTTCCCGAAAATGTTTCCGATTGCCGGGAGTGGGATTCCCATACTCGAAATGCCATGCTGATAATTTGAACCCATAACTAGCCACCTCTGTTTTGAGGCAGTAGTGGGGCGAGTTAGACCCCACTACCAGCCATTGTTTGATCAGGTACCGGGGGATCCCCAGATACCACGCGGATCGGCCCAGCCGAACGCATACCGGCCGAGACCGGAGAAGCATGCATTCTTCGTGTCGAATTCGTTGTCGGTATCAAAGGCGTCGGCCCGACGCTCCTGATATATCATTCCCTCGTCGGCGTCAGTCGTGATAAACCACGCGTTTGCGTCAGTGAAGTAATGGTTGACATGGACCCCACCAGGGAATACACCATCAACGCGCATCGCATTGATAGCATTCTCGGCAGTATCGTTCTTCAACTCAGACCGCAGCACGCGAGTCGCCTCGAACTGGAGGTCGATAGGAATATGAAGTTTCATTGCGCGGATTGCGACCTTGAGTCCACGGTCGTCAGTCCACTTCCCGATATCGATGATTGCCTGCTCGCATGCGGTTTCATCGAAGTCAGCCGGTGAAGACGGTTCGTTGGCATAGGTTCCGCCACTGCCGCCCGCATTCGGATGCAGGAGCGAGCAAAGCTCAATACCATCGCCTCCGGTGTAGTCGGAGTTGAAGGCGCGGTTAAGAACATTGGCGCCGACAGTCTCTTTGGTGACGCGTAGGGACCGTGCGATTGCGCGTGAACCCTTCTTGGCAGCTTTGAGACCGAGCTGATCGTCGATCGCTTCCGCCGTGACCTTGAAGCCGAGGGCGTAGACGATGTTCGTTAGGCGGGTGATGTACCCCTGTGCCATACCGTCATATGCAATACCCTGACCTTCAGGCTTGATTGGTGCCAGGCCGAGGCCAGTGGCGCCGACGTACTCTTCGTAACCCTTGTTGGACGTTTCGTGTTTGAAGATATTGGCATACTCGATCGGCCATTCCTTATAGGCCATTCCGAACCACGCTTTAACTCCAGGCCACGTATCCTGTGCAAAGGTACCGGTAGTCATCAGTGACATAATAGTTCCTTTCTGAAACAGTGGGAGCTGTATTGGTCAGCTAGCTTACGCGCCAGCAGTACCAGTACCACCCTGCCACTGATGATTGTTGATCTTAACCAGCACGCGATTGTACAATGCATTAATCTCATTGTCTGCGCGCTGAACGAACCCAAGAATCTTGAGCTGAATCGTTGCAGTCGTGCCAACAGTGGCGTCGACAGACTGCCCCGAAACACCGGAAGTCCGGCTAAGGGCGTTGGTCTGTACCATGTTGGCATTCTGATTGATGTCGGTCGTGGCGAGAGCTTCATCAGCCTGCGCCTCGTAAATCGCTTCGGGATCGACACACACCATGACATAGCCTGCGTCACCACCATCGATCCATGATGCACGATCGAGATGGCTAGGCTGTGGTTTAACGCCTAAAACTACGCCGACTGACGGATTGGTATCACCTGCTGTGGATTTTGTTACTCCCGGTACACCCGCAGTATCGCCGCTACCTGACATTACCACGAGATCGCCTACTCCCATGTCATTGGTAACGGTGGTCCCGGCAGCTTTGTAAAAGTACCGGACCTTTGTCGTGTCGTACTCGACGGGAGTAAATCCATTGACTCTGTTTACATTAGCCAATTTATTCCTCTTACGGTTATGTTACAGTTTTCTGAATGCTCCCATACATATTAGGAGCATCACGTTTTTCCAGCAACGCTCGCTCACCCACGGACAAATCGGCCTGTCGCTTCGAATGACTCTCCTCGAGCCATTCCCGCGGAATTGCCATCAGGTATGTCCAGTCTCCGGTGGTTCTGTTGGAAACTCTCCTGACGCATGTTCCTCCAGGTGTGGATACTCCGGCCGGCATTTCTCCGGTTGAATTTTCAACTCCGGGAGGAGCCTGTACGAGCTTCCATCCCCGAGCTTCCATGTCCCGAAGCCGCTGTCCTGATTTCGCGCGATCAACAACAAACCGAAGCGAGAGATCATAATCTTTCGCCATTCGCTGTGCCCAATCAGGAACAACAAGTACGTCACCGCTACCGATGGGTGCGTGTTGCTTGGTACGACTCTCCCGCCCTGATTTTCTCGGGAATGGGGAGATTAATTCATTGGTCATCTCAACCGGTGCGCTTTCGAGGGCGCTTACTGGTGCGATCGGTGCCGTATCTACGGCGTCATTATTCTGTGCTGCTTTTGCTGCCCTGTTTCTGGCCTGCGTTTCCCTGGCCTTGGCAGTTTTTTTCTGATTCGGCGTCATCTCGACGGTCTCTTCTGTGGTGTCCATTTTTGAGCTCCTATGCTCTCTGAGTTATTGTTTCTATTAGGACCAGCCCATCGCCTTATGTTCTACTTCGAGCTGTTCGGCATATTCGTTCAATGTCTTGAATAGTCCTTCTTTTATGAATATTTGACCTGCGCGACGCTCTCCCTGAGATAGATCGGCAGCGGTCTTCTTCCCGGTAGTCCGTGTTGTTTTCCTGCCACCACCCGGCAATGCGTCTGGTGCCGTGCGTTGCTGCGCCTGAGCCTTACGCTTGGTGATCCTGCTCGAGACTTCCGCAAGGATTTGAAGATTGGTCCACGTAGGGTTCTGCTTCTCGATGAGAGGATACGACCCGTTCGCAAACGCTGTTAGATCATCATCCTTGTCATACCATGCGGCATTGTTCGTCTTCCATGTATCAATTTCTACTGCGGTAGTGCTTGGTGCTGTCTCTTCAATTTCCGGTTCGACATGCTCAAGCTCGACGGTGACTTCTTTGACGCGGCCACTCAACTGCGCAATTCGTGCGTTTATGCTGTCGTATATTGTTTGGTCGCCATCAGCGAATGCGGCTTTACCTCTTGCAGTGAGGTCTTCGATTTCCTTGGTCGCGTCCTCAGCAACAGTCGCATTCTGTGTTTTTGCCATTCCCTCAAGCAACTTACCCTGTGTTTCGGAGGTCCGCTTGAGGTATTTGATGGTGCCGTGCATCGTTTGATTAATATCGTGTGTTCGTCTGACGAACTCCGCGGGGTCCAGTGCGCCATCAGATTTCCAACCCATCGCTTCTGCAACAGCGATAAGATCGGCGGATGGAGGGGGAGGCTCTTCGACTGGCTCTTCGACCTCGGCAGCTTCGACTGGCTCTTCGACCTCGGCAGCTTCGACCGGTTCAACCGACTCAACGGGCTCTGCGGCATCAGCGAGACCTTCTACAATGTCTAGTGCGTCTGGCATCATTCACCTCCCGCTGTGATCTCTGCGTCGTCCGACGAAATCATATCCTCATCATTTATGACGAGATATTCGACTCCGCTTCTGGGGTCCTTAATCGGCATTCCGGCATATCTGTTGAACCAGACCTTTGATCCAATCTTAACCTCTAGAACCCTGTTTTTACAGTCCTTACCCGCATCTACGAGGGTACCGGAAAAAATACCGCGTTGTTCTCGGTCAATTGCCATTTCAGGTAGTGCAATTCCACCCGCGGTTACCTTTTCCGCCGTGTCTGGTTTTACCAGAATTCTGAATCCACTCGGCTTGAGCATAATTCCTCTCCATCGTTATAAAACAAAAAACCCAGGTGACATCAATCTATGACGTCAATTCCTGGGCAACCCGGCAACCACTATGTGTGGGCCTTATGCATCCAACTTTAACTCACGCACCATACATTAAAATTACGGCACGATTATTTTAACTCGGTCTCCTTTTGTTCTATTTTTTTAACTCCCCCAACGCCACCTTCGTGCATGGATAACGAAAACATCACATTCCCGGTTTTCTTGAGGTCCCATTCGCGCCTGATTTCACGCGATATCTTTTTTATTGCCGTTTCTATAGAATCACCCATCTAATATTCCTCTGCATCAATGATTCCTTCCAGTTTTGCCGCTTCTTCATCCGCTTCTGCTTGGAGCATTTCTTCCGTGATCGGCGGTATCGCCATCGCTAATTGAAGTCCCTGAACCCACCCGGTAGTAGTTGCATAATCCAAGGCAGTCTGGTCAACAGACTCTTCATGGAGACATTGACCATTCAACAGTTTATCATACTGTAACTGGAGCGCCTCCTCCTGCTGTGCCCTCACCGACAGTTGTGCTGGGTTCAGTTTCCACTGGCTCACTTCCTCGCTCGTTGCTGGTTCCATTTGCTTCACCGCCTTCGTTTTGTATTGAACCCATGAGGTCATTTATCGTTGTCGTGAGAATATCGACATCACCCTGCAATGCCTCTGATATTGCTTGATATTTTTCAACGTCTTCTTCGTTGCCTGCGGCTTTTGCTTCAGCCAATAGCTTAACAACTTCGGCTTTCATCTTCTCAACCTCAGCCCCTGTCTTCACAACTTCAGCAGCCTCACTCACCCTGAATATACCAAACTTCTTCTCGAGAATGGCAACTTTTCTTTCATCGAGTTCGAGTTTCATCTTCTCCATGGTTATTTGCGGGTCCTCAGTATTAATCTTGTCAGGAGGAATTATGAATCTTTCCGGGTTAGGAATATTCAATGCTTCGAAATAATATTTATTTATTTCTTGTGAGTTGACACCGGGGTCACCCCTCAGCTCCATCATAGCCTGAGCCTTCATACCCTGAATCGTGCTGCTGACACTATTCGGATCGCATTCGGGGATTACATTACAGTCCTTCTTGTTGAAATCAGCACGGGCGACTGAGCCCTCTTCATCGGTTACTGCAAAATACACCTCATCATCAAGATATTTTCCATTTAGCACAAACAGTTTCTTCATCTCTCCTGTGAGAGATCGGTACAGTCTCTTGAATATCGTGCTGTATACCTTCATGCTCTGATCGATGAGTGCAAGTGTCGTTGTAGCCGGGGTATTTGCAGGCGGCATTTCTCCTGCGAGCAGATCAACATTGGCCAGTATCTTGGATGAATTAACCATGAAGTCGAGGAGTTTAATAAGAACCAGTGATGGTTGCTGAACTGGCCTATTCATTACTGATTCGCTCAGTTTTCCTGACACCCTGACACGCTTAAATTCATTCGGTGCGAAACTCATCGTTGCGCCGACCTTGCCGCGCACGAGCGACATTGTTTCGGCAATAAATCCGCCACCGGCGTTGGCATTGGTACCGGCATCAAGCAACTGATTTATCGTAGAATTAATCGTTTTATTGGTATCGCTAAGAAGAATCCCAAACCCGAGTCCGTATATCGATCCGTCCATTGATGGCAGGAATTTGTATGCGGTCCAGTGATTGTACGCATTGATTTTAACAATGTACTCTGGGTCAGCGCCGAGATTTATATCATCTGCGCCAAACCTGGTAACGATCCGAACGACTTTTCTTGAAGGCGCATGGACTGTTACAGTGTATGGTTCTTTGTATCCATCATTATCGAGATCAAGCAACCTGTGCTGTTCGTAGAACACCTGCGCAACATCGGGATCCCGAGTGTCCTTCTCGCCGTCATCAGTGATATTGATTCTTTCCGGTGGGTCAGACGGTTCTGGCTGGCTTAACTTATAGTCAAATTCCACAAACAGACCACCACGGATATACTCTTCTATCTCGTTTGGATATAGTTCTTTATAGTGAGTTATCCGGGTGGCGCGTTTGATTGATGTGACGGAATAATTTATGACAACATCTTCTGCGAGGACCAAGTTAGATACATTCAGCTTGTTTAGATGGTCGCGATATGTTTTTCTGAACGCACTTCCAACGACTGGGAGTAGCATCGTAAGAATATCAAACTCATCTTCCCAGCCCGGCATTTCCTCTCCAAGCTGATAATTCATATAACTACTGACCCGAGCGGCCCTCTTCTTTTTCTCGTTATCATCATCATTACCTACAACTCTCCCCTTCACGATGCGTCCATCATTTACGAGAGATGGGTATGCGCGGGAGTTGAATTGTACTGCGACTTGTGTAATGAGGGGATAAATAACATTTGAGGCGCCGGGCCATGGGAACGACTTTTTTTTCTTCACCATTCGTGCGAGTTGGAGGGCGCGTTCGTAATCTTTTCGCCAATTGTCTCTAGATTGATCATCGATCTTAAACTCATCACAAACGAGTTCACCAATTTTATTAAGTTTTTCAGAGGGGAGTTGCGGAACGATGTTGTTTAATGTAGTCCATCCGATGAGTGTTCCTACCGGGATACGTGCTTCCACTCCGTTACTGTATGAGTCAGTTTCGGGTTCGGGTTCGGAGTCCTGCAAAAATACTTCTTCCCCGAGATCGTCTTCTTCATCATACATAAACGACGGTATTTCTTCTTCTTTATAGTAATTCATTGAACACCTCAATAACCTGTTGTATCATCTCTGTCAGCCCCAGAATCCCCGCGTTCTTCCGCTTCGTAATCATTACTGCCGCGTCTCGTGTTGAACGGTATAGCAAAAGTGTGAACCAGTGATTCTGCGATATCTGGTGACGGGACTCCTCTGGCTTTCATATCTGACTTTTTCTCGAGCTGGGTTTGTTCCTTGGCATTATACCCGTACTGTGGGCCAATGATTTCTGCTTTCAGATCCTCACACGCGCATCCCGACATGTCTTCCGGGTCGGTTGGTAAGTCGCCTCCAGCTATCAACCAGTTCTTTGTCAGGCCCCACATCTCAGCCCGTTTATTATAATACTTCTTCGTGTCGCCGGCCTTGTTTCCAGCATTGACCCCAACTACAGGAAAATCCAATTGTACCAATCTGTCAACTACTCCTGCACCAACACCGACCTCATCACACATAATTATATCGGCATCATAATTAATATACATGGCGATAACCTTTGACACAAGGTCCATTGTGTCAATCTCTCGATATGCTTCAAACCTATGTACTTTAAGACCTTGTCTTGCGCACAGTGCCGATTGATCGTCTCCGAACCGGGCAACGTCGACACCGATTATTATTGGACTTCCTGTATATGTGTGAATTTGATGGTTTCTTTCCAGCGCTGCGTCGACGAGGTCTCCTCCGATAAACTGAGTGCTTGACGCCCGTGGCCTTTTGCCTAGAACGCGAACTCTTACGAAGTCAGAATCAATACCATAATCCTCAATCCACTCATTCAGAAGTTCTTTATTTGTCTTCCGCGCCGTGCGAGAATCAATTTCGAATGTATGCCATCTGTTACTATGTTTTTCAAAACAATCAACGAAACTACCGTCGTTTTGCGTTGGGTTTCCGAAAGCAATCCATATCGCTCCCCTCGTTGTCATTGCGCCGGACGCAACTTCCCATATTTTATCCGGTATGGCTGAAGCCTCGTCGAATATCATGAGAACGTCTCCCTCATGCGTTCCGGCAAACGATTCACTTCTCTCTAGGCTCCATGGTATTGCACTCGCATACCAATCTTCAGGATGATCCTGAATATAATATTTTGTGGCAGTCCATTTTAACGCACTCTTATTCAGGGTCATTCCGTGCCACTTCGCCAACTCACGCCATGTTTTTGTTTGGAGCTGATTCGCCGTATTTGCAGTAACTACAATCTGTGGATGTAATCTTGTTTGTATAAACCAATCAATAAACCACGCCACAAGTGCTGTTTTTCCTATTCCGTGCCCTGATGCTACTGCTATTCTTATTGGATCTTCTCCGCTCCTGATGGCATCTCTCACCTCATTCATCACATTACTCTGCCATATATCTATTTCCTCGGACATGAGGCGCGTTCCAGGTTCTCCCCATGGGTATGAGAAATTCACGAACCCAAGTGGGTCGTCCCAGTACCGCTCGATCTCATCTGATATTTGATGAGCTGTTGATAAATTGTTCAAGAGCATTCTCCGGACTGAAAATCATCAATAACTTCAGACGCCTTTTTTCCTGAATACAAGTACATAGTGCTGCCCGAGCGATGGAACGATATCACAGTTTTTGCCATCTCAGGTGCCATGCCATCCGGGTCAGTATTTTTATCAATAGGGGCGATAAACTCGATATTTGCCAAGTTGACATAAATGATTCTCTTCGTTTTCAGATCGAATATAGCAGCGTATGTGAACGCGCTGTTCGCTCTGTTGTCACAATGCTTCATAATCTCGTGACATATCGCACCTGGAACGCACATCTCAATCTCCGGCGCCTCACATACGCTGTCTTGGAGCCACGATATCAGGTCGTTTAATCCGTAACACCCGCGCCCATTCCTGCGTGCTGCGTACATCTCGTTCGCCTTCGCCTCAATCCACTTCAACTGCTCTCGCGTGATCATATAAATATCCTCCATCCATAAATCAACACCCACACCGCAAACGACAAACCTATACCGATTTTAAGGCCGCGATCATAACCCTTGCTCCACCCACCCTTGTACATGTCATACAGGGTATTTTCGCTATACATCTTCATCATCCTACCGCCTTTCTCATGATTATTTCCATCATCCAGTCACCGAAAAACTTCTGCATCTTATTCTCCGGCCAGCCAAATTGTCGAGCTTCGATACCTACCATACCACCATTAACCACAGCACAGTCAGCCGGGATATCATATTCAATGCACGTCGCCAACAGCGCCTCGTACTCGATCGATGTGCGCACAGGTGCCAAGTAAACTCTTCCCTTTTTCATATCACCCATACTCACCGCCTTTCATTTTTCTCCCAAAATTTTTCAGCCCTGCACTGGGTCATCTACTCCCCTAAACTACATCGCCCTCAGATTTTTCAGCTGAAATTTTAGTGGGGGTGTATGTATAAAGTCCAGAGGAACTGAGCCGGGAGGTATCTGAAGCCCCCCCGGTCCTCTTTGTGGGACTCCTTTTTTTCTGGTCGTGATTTTGGTCGATACCTGCACCTGTCTACACTCTGTCGCATAAGAATAGTTATGTATACTCCGCTGAACTGCAACGACTTACAGCGACTGCGTTATCGCGATGTATGCTATTCCGTCGGTGTTCACCTTGTAACGTCACTAAATCACGGGGTATTAACCTCTTTTGATGGCTCAAGCTGTGCAGGTGTAGGTGCATCGTTTCCTAACTCTTCGAACCTGGTACGCCTTGCCCGTGCTGCGGTGAGCCGATCCCCATACGTACCCGCGTCTTCTACAACATGGTGCTCCGTGAACATCACCTTGTACTTGCCAAGCAGCTCCAAGGCTTTGGTGGCGCCTGATGCGTTGAATTGCCACAGGCCTTCACCGGTTTTCGGATCAGTCTTCTGGACAATATGATTGTTGTTTTTGCCTTTGTAGCTGATTTTCGTCATCACGGGCTTGCGCTGGAGACATCGGTCAAGTACCTCCTTTAATCCTTCAAGTACGTAGTCCTCTGTTATTTCTAACTTTGCGAGGGCTTGCCTGCTCCGAATATAAATCGCATTACGGATAGTAGGACGGGATAGGAGAGTTGAAGCTGTCACCGAAGCGCTATTTTTGTTCTGATTTACCGGGCTATACCCTGCATCGAGAGCGGCTTGTGTTCCCTTGCCACCATTAGCGACGTATGCTTCGATAAATTTGTGTTCTCGCGGGGAGAGGATGAGGGATCGGAACTCGGCTTCGAATGTAGCGACCTCGGATTTGATAACTGCGACTGCGGTCTTGGATTTCATGGTTGCGGATCTCCCGCTAATTTCTAACCGTCTTTAGGAGCCTGACGGGAAGGTAGAGTTTCCTCCCCGCCAGGTAGGAGATACACGAACGTGACTGATAGTGGTACCGGTCACGATGCGCGCCGGCTGGACGGTAGGCAGCCGACAAGTGAAAAATACGGCGAGATCGGGACACTGTCAAGGGGAAATTGTTTGAGGGACCGAACCAGAGACAGTGTAAAGACAGTGTAAAGACAGTGTAAACGATACCACTTGTTCTACCACATATTACATCTGTATACGAGTTGTATACAAAGTGTCAACAGCGGAAGTGATTGTTATTGATAGAGTTAGAAACATAGTGTGACATATATATATATATTTAGTAACAGAGATATATATATAATAAACAGTAAGTTATCTATAGTTTATATTGATCTGTATACAATTATATAAATAAAATACTCTCTCTGTGCGACTGTTTATCTATCTATCTTGAAATGTCTGTATTATTGGTGTTTTATTGGTGTTGAAAATATGACGTAAGTGTATCTTGGTATATTTTTATTTTTATGTTGTTCTCCTATAGGGCTATATAATTTTTCTGTCAACAGTCAACGGGACGTGTTCCAGTAGATATAAACTTGTTGTTTCTTGCTTGTTTAGGTCTGTTACAAATCTGTATACAATCTGTTACAAGAGACTATTTTACCATAGTAATAGGCGACGTAAGGTGTTGTTAATAGTATGTAACAACAAACTATATAATTAGGTAAATCTACAACCTATTTTGCGGTGAATTTACCTGAGTAAGTATATATACAGTGTGGTAGATGACAAAAAAGTAAAAAAGCGAAAGTTGGAGATTGAAAAAGTAAGTTAGGTGCGATTTGGGTGGGGTGGAATTTGGGGTGGAAATAGGTGGAAATTCAGGTCGTAAAATCGGTGTATTTTCACGATATATTAGTGACAGGTACATAAATCACGCGTGAGAAGTGGGTGTGTGGGCGTTGGAAGAGTTTGTGGGTTGCGAAAATAGTTGCGGAAAGTACTTGACATGATATAAGACTGATGTTACATTGCGAGAGTGAGAAGTGATAAGGAAGCACGGAAACCACTCAGGAAAGAGGCACAGGATGCAGACTTGACACATACCGGAGAAGTAAAAACAGTATTACGCGGGTTCAGTGGTAACAGGTTTGTTGTTGTACAAGGCCCAAAATACGGTAAAGACTTCCGCCATAATTACAAGGAATTTGACAACTACGCCGATGCAGTGGACTACATGAAGAGCATACAGGCATAGCATAACCGGGAGCGAAACCACATCACCAGGAGACACGACACCATGTGGAATAAACCGACAGAGAAACAGCTTGCACGTATCCCCAAATTGTACGAAACCGCGGAATCCCTGGAAAATAAAATCATCCGTATGCATTTCTTCATGGGCGGAAGCGACTGGTACGTTGCCGAGTATGACGGCGACGACCTGTTTTGGGGGTTCGCGGTCCTGAACGGTGATTATGAAATGGGAGAATGGGGATATTTTAGCTTTGCCGAACTGAAAGCATGCAAAAAGGAATATCTCGAAATCGACCGGGACATGTATTGGACGGTCCGCCCGGCGTCCGAGATTTATACGATCCGCAAAGCGCAAGGATGGAGCGAACCAGTCACGGTATAGAAGGGGGTGATCGTATCCTGATGGGCCGGGGGAAATCCCCGGTTAAAGGACACGCTGATAATACAGCGCAGCCGGTCCAAAGTCCGGCGAACACTCACAGAACAAGGAGGCGGAAAATGCAGACAATCACCGCAACCGACACCAAGTTCGAGCACACAGAGGTCGGCGCGAGCAATGAGACAATCGCAGTCATGTCAGACGGTCGCAAGTATAACGTTTGCGCGCAGTACGACAGCGTGATCCCCTGCTTCCGGGTTGTACACACAAGTGACTGTGATATGACCACGTTGGTAGGCGGAGTATGCAGCCAGTGTACCTGCGGTGCATGGCATGACGGCGTCGATGTCGAGACAGTCCTCGCCGATGCTCGCGCTCACGGCAAGTTTGGCCGCGCTCGCAGCCCGAAACCCTCGATTGACGAGGCAGTCTGCGAAACCACCGAAACAGCAAAAAGAGAGTATGCAAAGAAGATCGCCGACGGTTACTGCCCGAAGTGCGGAAGCTACTGCGACGGCGATTGCGAAGCATAACCCACACACACCAAAGGAGACAGAACACCATGCAGACACTGACTAACAGTTTTCACGGCACCGAGGCCAAGACAAGACTGACGCGCGCCCAGATGGATGACATCGAGTATTTGTATTATGGCTTTGTCGAGGACAAGGAGAGCATCGGGCCGCAGAACATGAGGACAGTCCGTCGCATCCAAAACGCCTTATGTGGCGTATCAGGTTGTTCGTGCGGAAATTTCTGGGGCGAAAGAAACTAACACACATCATTGGAGAGGTAACACCATGACCTACCAGCCAACAATATTTAAGTGTATTTAGACTACTATGACGCCAATGAATACAACATCATGAAGGCAACACGGAGGCTGGACGATGAATGCTAAAACATTAAAAGCTGTACTGGACAATCACGCGAAATGGCTGCTAAATAAAACAGGCAGCGAGCGTGCCGACCTGAGCTATGCAAACCTGTACGGTGCCAACCTGCCCGGTGCAAACCTGAGCTATGCCGACCTGAGCAATGCAAACCTGCGCGATGCAAACCTGCGCGGTGCCGACC